GGTGTCCGGCGACACTGGATTTCCAACTGATTTAGGTAATTGGAAGTTGGACTCTTTTGTATATGATAAAACATCTGATGATTATATTATATTAGAATATATGCGATGGAATGAATACAGAGATATATATAAGTACGGCACCGTTGCAGAGGATCTTCCAGAAGTTTATTCTCTTAAACCAGATAATAGCATAGATCTATACCCCACTCCTAGTGCAACATCAACTATGGCTACGGAATATTGGGCTACACCAACAGAACTAACTACAGATGCCCAAGTATCTGCAATACCCCCAAGGTTTCACAAGATAATTATAGCAAGGGCTAAGATGTACTATGCAGAGAACGAGGATGCCCCAGAGATTATGGCGGGAGCATTAGCAGAGTTTGAAGACTTGTTAGATAAACTTGAGGCTGATCAGTTACCAAGACAGAAGAATAGAAGGTTCTCGTCTGCTCAGAACTTAGATAATTTTGTGGTAAGAACAGAATGAGCAAGCTTGCTAATAGACAGATAACTCCTAGTAGACTAGAGTCTACATACTTTCCATTTGAAGGTGGTTTAAACATGGTGGATCCTTCTCTGGCTCTTAAGCCTGGAGAACTGGTAGCTGCTAAGAATTTTGAGATTGATATTCGAGGAAGGTATAGAAGAGTAGATGGCTATGAAAGATTTGATGGCCAGACTCTTCCGTCTGAGATCACCTATTATAGGATTCCTTTTACTGTTGGTACTGCTAGGGACTCTGTATTTGATAGCGCCTTCAGTACTGCATTTGACATGCAAATACCTTCCAAAGGAGATTTGGTAAAAGGCGAGACTAGCGGGGCTATAGGATCAATACTGCAAGTTAGTATTGAGGATGTAACTGGAGATGCATCAGCGGGATCCTTCTCTAATTCAGATGCAGAAGGATATGTATACTTTACTGTTGTAACGGGAACACTGGAGGATGGAGAAACTATGTTTTTTCTAAATAAAGATAGCGCGTTTGGAAGCGCATTTAATGTGGAGTACGGATAATGGGAACACCAACAGCGTTAAGAAAAGAAAGATCAGTTCTGACTGGCACCAGTTTTGCTAATAATACTACTGGCGCTATTACTGCTCAGATGGTCAGGCAATTTACAGAGTCAGGGATGGGCGGATATGGGACTATATATTCACCATCTGGAACGCCGGCCAGTCAAGCAGTTGCATCGTTAGCGACCGCAACAATAGATTGGAATGCTGATTCAGTTGGGGCTAATGGCCCTGATGATACGGGAAGTGTGTCTGCTACTACTGTGGGAACAGATGCAGATTTTGCTAATGATAGAATCAGGATATATGATAAAGGATTCTTTATGATCAATCTGGGTGTAAGTTTTGCTCAGACTGGAACCGATACGGTAATATGGACATTCAGAATTGCCCATGATATAGATGGTGCTGGTGCAACTTATCCGGGTTATGACGCCGCTGTTCAAAGAGTAGTTGCTACCTTAGAGAATATGGTATCTATTTCTGGCATCATTGATACCACAGGACACACCACTTACACAGATATTCTTGCTCAGGTTAAGAATGGTCATGCAAGTAATTCTGAGAATTTTCAAATGCACTACGGTCAGTTGTCAGTATTTAGGGTTGGTTAATGGGCGTTCTTGCCACTAGCCTTTCATATGGTCCTCCAGTATTAAGAGATGCCACAGTAGATGCATCTCTAGTTTCCGAACTTCAAGCCGCACAAGAGGATCAAAGAGATATTATTTCGGTTGTCCCCGGAGAGGGTGACGTTCTAGGTGTATGGGTCTATAGTGGAGATGTATATGCCTTCAGGAATAAATCTGGCTCAGTTACTGCTGGAATGTATAAGAGCACCGCAACTGGATGGGACGAGGTTGATCTTGGAACAGCGCTAGATTTTGATGGAACTACTACAGCTGGCGAACCAATACCTGGAGATGTTGGCACACCTACTACTATAGTAGGGGCTGGCGGCGCTCAAGGAGATTTAGCTGGAATTGCATATCATGGTTTATGGGAAACTGGTGGTGCAGGGACAATGGTATTGACTAATGTAACTGGAACATTTGTTGACAATGAAAATCTAACGATGCCATTGCTTGCGTTTGACACCGGTTCCATAGAGATAAGCGAGGGGGATACAATTACTGGAGCATCTTCCGGTAAGACTGCTATAGTAACTAGCGTTAGAGTTAGTAGTGGTGATTGGCCAGATGATGATGTGACTGGATACCTTTCTGTAAAAGATAATTCAGGAACTTGGACAAATAGTGAAGCTATACAGATAAATGGAGTTCAACATGCTTTAGTTAATGGTGCATCTGAACCTACCGCTGTAACTATAGCCAAGGCAGATGGCACTCAGTATGAACAGACGTTAAATCCTGGTGGATTGTATGAGTTTGTTACTTATAATTTCAGGGGAGAAACTGCAGGTATTACTATGTATGGAGTTAATACTGTAGATAAGGGATTCTCTTGGGACGGTACTGTATTTATAAAACAACCAACTGGAATGTTAGTAGATACTCCAGAGCATATAGCTGCACATCAACTACACTTATTCTATTCATATCCAAATGGATCTATTCAACATTCTAGTATAGCATATCCAAACCAATGGAGTGTTATAACTGGGGCAGCAGAGCTTAATGTAGGCGACAATGTAAGCGGGTTCTCCACAGAAGTTAATAATGTGATGTCGATCTTTACAAGAAATAACGCGTACATGCTATATGGTACTTCGTCAGCTGACTGGGACTTGAGACAGTTCCATGCTGGTGCAGGCGCTATAGCATATACACTACAGAAGATGGATCAGACATTCTTCTTGGATGATCGTGGACTTACGTCGCTCTTTACAGTGCAGTACTTCGGTGACTTTCAATCAGCTGTTGCATCTGATAAGATAGATCCGTATATACAATCACAGAAAGAAAATAGCGTAGGTTCAATTAAGGTTAGAGGAAAGAACCAATATAGAATATTCTTTAATGATAAGACTGGTCTTGCCATGACATTTATTAATAAGAAGAACCAAGGTATAATGCCGTTTACTATGTCAGATCAAGTAACTTGTCTAGCATCAGTAGAAGACGCTAATGGATTCGAGGTTTTGTACGGTGGATTTGATGATGGGTATGTCAGGAGATTGGATTCCGGTAATAACTTTGATGGCAGTGAGGTAGCTTCTTTTATTAGAACGGCGTACTATCATTATGATTCTCCAGGAAAGAGAAAGAGGTTTAGAGAATTAAACATTGAGATGAATGCTGATACTTCAACTACCTTAACAGTTACCCCCGACTATGACTTTGGTGGTACGTTTACTCCTCCGTCATCGCCAGTCTCAAGTAGTTACGAGGTTACCGTAACGGCTGATGCGTGGAATCAGGATGATATAAGTAACAGTAGTACAGGTGTTACAGTGGTTGCATCAGAGCGAGTAAAGATAAATGGTATCGGAACAAATATGGGATTAATTATTGCAAATAGTTCTACATACGATAAGCCAATAACTCTGCAAGGAGCTTATGTGGACTATTCGTCTAGAGGAATCAGGAGATAGGTATGGCTAGATCACGCGGATTATTGAGTGTTCCCAAATATTACAAGGGAAGCAAACCAAACAGCCATTGGACAGAGTTGATATATGCAACGCAACCTGAGATTGAAAAACTGCGTAAGTTAGATATGCATAATAGTGGTATAGATAAGGAAAACCATTACGGTCCTGGTGGTCTACTTAACATGAATGAGGGTGATACTTTAGATGTAGTATATGGTGGTAACGTTCCCGACAAAATAAAAGATATGATATCAGATACGGGAAATGTACCAGCGAATTCCGTGTTTACCCCCAAGCCAAGAGTTGGTAGGCGCCCACCATTTGCTAAGAAACCAGAGGCATCTGTATATGCTGGGCCGGGATATTCCACTAAGCCTGTGTCACCATTAGATAAGGTTCCAGACTGGAGAAAGAACGTATTCCCAGATAAGCCAAAGAAAGATAAAACGAAGCCTGATAAAACTAAAACGAAAGGAGGTGTTACAAAGTCATGCCCCCCAGGGTTCGTTGGTAATTGGCCTAACTGTCGTAAAGCTCCAACTAAAGACCCGGAAGATGATGTGATTACACCTACCGACAAATGTTTAGGTGTGAGATGTGCAAAGAATCATCATTGCGTAGACGGTAACTGTGTAAAGGACAGTGGTCCCGGTCCCGGCGGTAACGGTAACGGTAACGGAGGAGACGCCCCCACACTAACTACAATTACTAAGCCAGACGAAACACCAATGTTGCAGGAACTAACCAATGAGATGGATTTGCGGAACATGTTAACTAATGTTCTTAATAAGAACAATCCATTATTCAAACAGGCTAGGACTAGAGCGTTACAGGCCATGGCAGGTAGAGGTGTAGTCAATAGTAGTATGGCCGAAGAAGCAGTTATGGGAGCAATAATGGATGTTGCTATGCCTATAGCACAGAGAGTTATAACTGATCTTCAAAATGTTATGAAGGAAAATGTTAATGCAACTAATGCCTTTAAGATGGCACTTAATCAGGCTTATTACAATGAGTTACTTACGAGAGTTGAGGCCGCAAATACTTGGAACTTGACTAAGATGCAAGAGGGTGGTATGAATTGGAGAGCTATGTTGGAAGCTAAGGCTGGCGCTGCAAATATAAAAGAGAAAGATCCGTTTGAGAGATATATGGACATGTTGTCTGGTAGAACATACGGCAATATATAATTGATTAGAAAAGCAGTTAACCAAGATGTATCTAAGATTGTAGATCTTTGTAAGGAGGCTCATGAAGAGTCTAAGATCACTACAGCTCCGCTAGATCCTAAGACACTTAGAACTAACGTACAAATATGCGTGCTGTCAGCGGAGCACCTTGTTCTGGTTGTTGAGGTAGACGACAAGATAGAAGGTATGATTATCGGCGTCACTCATCAGCTTTGGTATTCGCGTAAGAAGCAGGCAACTGACCTGTTCTTCTATACCAGTCAGCGTATAAGAGGAGATGGTTGGGGCACTAAACTTATTCGTAGGTTTATAGGATGGGCCAAGGATAATCCTGGTGTAAAGGAGATAATGCTTGGGGTGAGTTCGGGCATTGATACAGATAGAACTAAAATGATGTACGAAAGAATGGGTGCTATACGCATCGGGGAAAACTATGTTATTCCACAGGAGTAGACTATGGGCGGTATAGTAAAATCAATAGGTAAGGCGATAAAGAAATTAGGAAAGGGTATAGGTAGATTCCTAAAGAAATATAAAACAACTATTATACTTGCGGCTGCTTTGTGGGCAGGTCTTGGAGCTTTTGGTGCATCAACATCTGGAGCGTCTATATGGAGCGCGAAGAGTGTTGGTGCTGGTGTTCAGAGAATATTTGGAGTTGCCGTTCCTAGTCAAGCTGCAGGTTATGGACAAGCATTAGAGAGAATGAAGGCAGCTACCACTCTTGGAACTAAGGCAGCAACAGGTGGATTACAGTTGGCTGATGTTGCAAAGTATAGCGATGCATTTGGTAAGAGCAAAACATTTATGGGCGGACTTAAGAAATGGTTTGGGAGTATGCCAGATTGGGGAAAGTATGCACTAACCCAGAGTGGAATGACTATACTTGGTAGTATGCTAGATACGTCTGCAGAAGATGAACTTGCTGCAAGGTATGGTCAAATGGGTATCCCATATGGATCTAAGGTAGATGATCCAACAGCTATATTTGATGAGAATCCACAGTGGAGAGTCGGCCCACCCCCTTCATGGCCGTCTGCACCTACAACTACACCTACAGCACAGACAAGCACGCCGCAGCAGGTCTCTTTAGCAAGGGCGCCAGCAACAGTAGGTGCGCCTAGATCACAGCAGATAGCTGCTATGAGAACAACACCATTGGATGTTAGACCACCCGGAATGCTGGGTGGCCGTAGACAGGGACTTCTACAGTCATCACCGCAAAGGAGGTACGCGTAATGGCTCTTAAACAACCTCGTTCAGCACCTAATATTCCACCGGGTTCTCCTGTTATTGATGAGAACGATCCTCTTGCTAGCCTGATGGCTGGTGGTGGTATGGAACAACAAGATACACTTCAGCAACCAACCCCAGAAGAAGAGGAACAGATTGATATGGTGCTTGGCCCCATAACAGATGCTATATGGGATGTGCAATATGATGAGGTAGTTAAAAGATTAAAGAAGGGTGAGTCTGACCTTCCTAAGACAGTGGGTACTATG